AAGATCGAGCAGTTCTTTGCCGATCTGACCGAGACGTTGGAGATGATGGGCTGCCAGATTATCCACGCCGACAAGACAGCCCAGAAGGCGGTCGAGCGGCAGTCGGTAGATCAGGCGTCGCTCATTGCGCCAAGCGTTGCCCATGTGCAGGCGGCTGTTGCTGCGATCCCAAACAAGACTGAGCATTTTCCTGACCGCGATGACTATATTCGCATGGGCTATGCCATCAAGGCAGCGTGCGGCCCGGACAATGAGGCCGATGCGTTCGAGATATTCGAAGCGTGGGCGGCCAGTTGGGAAGACGGGGTTAACACGCTCGATACTATCGAGGCGGACTTTGGTCGTATGCACCCGCCCTATGAGTTGGGTTGGGACTGGCTGGCGGACAAGGCGGCATCGTTTGGGCACAAGCGGGAGGTCGATGAGTTCGACGTGACCGACTTCTCCGACGATGACTTTGGAGTGGTAGCGTCGGCCGGGGAAACGCCGATTGAGTATAGTGACATTGCTTTGGCGCAGCGCGTTGCTCGTTTACACGTTTCGGATATTCGATACGTTGTTGGCGGCATGGGCTGGGTTGCGTGGGACGGCAACAAGTGGGCGAAGGATGTGGCGAACAAGCACATCTCCATCGTCCGTAAGGTTTGCGCGCAGGCATCGTCCGAGGCGTTGGCCAACATCGAAAGCCCGCAAAAGGCTGAGCGGATCGCGCAGCGTGTGGCGTCATACAATGTGATCGCCAATGTGGCCAAGCTGGCTGCGGTAGAGCCAACAATGCAGGCAACAACCGAGCAGCTAGACGCCGACATCTATATCCTCAACACCAAGTCGGGGATGGTGGACTTGAAGACGGGTGTGCTGCACCCCCATGATCGTTCTCGCATGTGCACAAAATGCACATCGGTCGAGGCGGACTTCAGCAAACCAGCGCCCCAATGGCAAGCGTTTCTCAATGAGGCTTGCAACGGTGATGCTGAGTTGATTGGCTACCTTCAAAGGTTGGCGGGCTATAGTTCCACAGGCTCTACCAAGGAGCATATCCTGGCTTTCGCCCACGGGTCCGGCGGCAATGGCAAAGGGACGTTCCTTGGTGCGATAGGCGGCATCCTTGGCGATTATGCCACCGTGGCTAGTGCGGACGTTTTCTTGGCGTCGTCGTCGCAGCGGCATCCCACAGAGTTGGCGTCGTTGATGGGTGCTCGGCTCGTTCACGCGCAGGAGATTGATCCGTCGCGCAAATGGGACGAAGCCAAGGTCAAGTCATTGACTGGCGGAGACAAGATCAGTGCGCGCTTCATGCGGCAGGACTTGTTTGAGTTTCAGCCACAGTTCACGCTTGTGATCGCAGGCAACACTAAGCCAGAGATTACTAACGTCGATGACGCCATGCGGCGTCGTATGCACCTGATCCCGTTTGAGACGAAGCCCGCCCGTAAGGACATGGACTTACCGGACAAGCTGAAAGAAGAATACCCGGCGATCTTGGCGTGGATTATCGAGGGGGCTAAGGCTTGGCTGTCTGAGGGGTTGAACCCGCCAGCGGTCGTTATCCAAGCTACCGAGGACTATCTCGCAGGAGAGGATGCCTTGGCCCGCTGGATCACGGAGCGTTGCGTTGTCGGCGTTGACAATGAGATGGGGACTAACGAGGCGTTCAATGACTTCCGCGATTGGTGCAAGGACAATAACGAGGCCAAGGGGCGCGACTGGTCCCAGCGTAAGTTTACCGCAGAGATGAAGACCCACGGCTATGACCACGCAAAAGATCGGGCGACCCGAACAAAGCGGGTGTTCCGTGGTCTTGAACTTCTCATCGGCGATGAAGATCACATGGTCATCAACGCGCTGAGCGAACCTGATGACAGTGACTTCTTTGGCGTTCAGATTAACTTCAAGGCCGGTGAAGAGGACGAGGCATGACCCGGCCCGGCGAGAAAGGATGTGATGCGATGTATGGCAAGGACTATATGCGGTATAAGGACATTCGGGATGTGCTGAATGAGGAAGCGGTCGATGCGGTCGATGCGGTCAATAGCCCTGCGCACTATAACAGCGGCGGCATCGAGGCGATCACAGCGATTGAGGCGTCGATGGACCCGGAGGCATTTGCTGGCTACCTCAAAGGGAATGTCATGAAATATTTGTGGCGCTATGAGAAGAAAGAGAAGCCGATTGAGGACTTAAAAAAGGCCCGATGGTATCTTGATCGGCTGATACAGAAAGTTGAGGGGGCATAGCGCCCCCTCTTTTTTTTATGCCCTCTTGCGGCGTTTGGTTAAGGTAAACTCAACGAGTTCCTCAACCGGAATGCGCTCGTTTGTGCCGTCCGCAAAAGTGCCGTCATCGGCCCAATAGACTTTCTGGTGGCCTGTTACGTCGTAGATCGCGGCCTTGATGGGCGTGTTATAGACGTTGAATAGGTGATCCCAATCTCGAACGGCCATTTTACACCTATCAACCGCTTTCTCGATTGTCGGGCCTCGGCCATGGCTTGACCCGCCGCCAATCCGCACAATGGCGAGATAGTCCTGTCGCATAATATTCTCCCTTTCAAAGAACGGATGAGGGGCTGCCCCTCTTGATCCGCGATTTGCATTATAGGGGACACTAACCTAATTGTCAACCCCCTTAAAAACACCAAGTTCGCCGGACTGTATGAAAGCGGCGTGGGCAGCAGCGGCTTCTTCCATTGTTCGATACCGGCCGACACGAACGCGCTGCCCGGCCTTCTGGACTTTCACTTCCCAACGATCACGGGTCTTATCGTAAGACACGCCCCGCGCTCCGGTCGTGTTGTGAGTATAAAGGGATTGATAGTCGTGTCGTCTTGTCACCATGTTCGGCCTCCTTTTAGGACCTGTCTCCAATAACATAGCGTCCCCACAATACAATGGCAAAAAAGCTATGGGGACATCTTCGGGACGGGTTTGAGAAAGTCCGGGACGCTTTCGGGACGCTTTCGGGACGGATAAATATGAGGATTTCTGCGGGTGGGGACGGAAGGGACGGATAATTCTAAGTTAATTGGCTCTCACGACAGTAACAGTGTTACCCATGGTCATTTATCACTGTTACAGTATTTACGCCAACAAATGGTCGGTCAAACCCGTCCCGAGCGTCCCGGCCCGCAGAAATCCTCACTTTTATCCGTCCCGGATTTGTCCCCAAAGCGTCCCGGGATTTTCGAAAGCGTCCCGGATGGCAGTTTTCCGTTAATCGTCGTCAAAGACATCGGGTAAGTCGTCCGCATCGAGGTTATGAGAGCCGACTTGTTTGATCTCGATGACCGTTTCTGGTTCGGAGGTGTCGTGGGCGTCGGGGCCGTCGTGGTTAGGAGACGCCAAGTTTAGCTGCCTCAGTGCATCAAGATGCAATTGATTGATATTGACTTGGACCGCTGTGGTCGGCTTGGCTTGGAACTTCTCAGGCGCTGCGATCCCGGCCAGCCATTTCCTCGTCTCGATCTTGAGGCGATCTGCGTTGGCCGATTGGCTGTCGGAGGCGTCGGCAATGTCGAGGCATTCGTCTGCCCATTGATCTGCGGCAATAGCCCTAGCTTGTTTGAACCGTTCCTCTCGATCCGGGTCTTTCCTGATCCAGTGATAGAGGGATAGATTGCTGATCTTCAATTCACGGGCAAGCCCAGCCATTGTGAGGCCGGAGGCGATCTTTTCCAATAGGACGGTCTCGCCGACCTTATCCAAGTTAGACGCAATCGTGCGCCGTTTAATATGTCCGGCCATGTCTTATCCTTTAGATAGTGAAATAAGCCCATATAAAGCCCACAGAGCGGCATATAGGGCAATCGCTAGGTTACGGTCCCGATTATAGCTAGGCACGCTCTAGACCCCTTAGAAACGTCTCTAATAGGATCGAGACGGGAGCCGGTACAGACCGGCCCCCTTTTTCGTAGTATTGGATCGACCGTTCGGTCATGCCGATTTTATAGGCAAGCTGGGCTTGCGTCATATTGAGGCGTTCGCGTGTTGCTTTAAATTCTTCGCTTGTCATTGTTATGCGTCCACTTTTTGGGGCCGATAGGCTTCAATCATATACTCGGCGATTTCATACCAGTTAACCTCGCTTAGAAATGCCAGCGCATAGTCTAGGGCAAAGCCGTTGGCCTCATGATACATTAGCTCGGTTATGCTTTCGCGTAAGTTTTGGCCTAGGTCATAGGCGTCGAGGTCATTGTCGCTTGCGCCGTCATAGTCGCATAGCTCTAGTCGAACCCGCCATGTTTCATAGTTTGTCCATCCGTTATAGGTTTCTTTAGTCATAATCTTTTCCTTTCCCTTTTTGGCTAGTGCCATCATCGCCGCGCCATCGCTAAAGACAGCGCGGCTAATGGGGCACTAGCCTTTGTAAGCCTTATTCAAAGCACGTGCCGCGTCACGGTAACCTTCGAGGTAAAGCCAAGCCATAGCCGTGGTTGCATCTTGGAAATATCGCAGATGCTTTACCTTTTCGTCACTTAGCAGGAATTGACCGTTGCTTTCCCAACCGTGCCAATCGTTATGTGTAAATGTGATCATTTGCTTACTCCCCTTGGATTGCATAGTTAGCAACAAAATCGGTGCACCGCTTGCATTCGCGGGGCGATAAGAAAAGCGCCGAATGGTCAATGGCAACGTCAAGCCGTGCCTGCCTATCGGCAAAAGGTATACGGTGCTTTTCAAGGTTGGCGGCATAGCGTTGAAACGCGGCAAGGTTAGCTAGTCTCATTAGATTACCTTTCCACACTAACAGTCGCCATCCATTGGCCAGCCTTGCCGATATAGATTGACGATGCGTTGCCATAGCAAGCGGCATAGACACGCCGCCAACGCCCATTCCATTTAACCTTATAAACAGTCGGGATGCGCGCCCCGTATCCCGTGGCGGTATAGCTTAGGCCGCGCTTGTGAAACCATAGCGGCGCTTCAATAACGTCTACGTTAACAGTCAAACGCGGTTCATTGCCCGTGCCAAAATGTAGCCATGCGTGCATGTTACTTCCCCTCAAAGTTACGGATTGCGTCGATCACGGCGTAAACGCCAAGCGCAACGCCAACGATAAGCACAGCATGGAATAGATAATAAAGCATTTTGGTTACTCCCTCTTTTGTTGATACGCCATACCTAGGCGAACAGTGTTCGGGTTGTCAACAAACAATCGTCACCAATTTGGTATGACAACCAAATCACATTGGAATGTGATTGCCCATGCCCCATAATATAATAAAGCCCGAACGTTGTTCGCCTTTTACCCGGTGAAGAGACACCGTCGCGCTTCCGTTTCGACGCGCCTCTGCACCCAATTGGTCGCTATCTAGAATACTGTTACAGTCTGTAACCCACGTAAATGCGTGCTTTTTTATCTATGGGGTGGGGGGTATCCGCAAAATTTACCCCCCCCGGGGGCCATCGTCGCGGGGGGCGCGTGCGTAGAACTAAACAGACACCGAAATGTGACCCCCACCCCCCGGTATCCTTGGATTTAACATAATCCCGGAAAAAAAATTTGTGATTTTTTGCTTGCCAAATTGTAACAGTAGAGTGTAACAGAGATATACCACAAAAAACGGGAGAAATACGTTGGCTGTTTATGGATACACTCGCGTCTCGACTGAAGACCAGATCGAGAACACGTCGCTCGATGACCAAGCCCGCCAAATCAAAGGCATTTCGATCACCCACAATTTGGAACTGGACCATATCTACGAAGAACGCGGCGTCTCTGGCGGTGTCCCACTGCTGCGCCGAGAAGAAGGCTGCAAGCTGGCGTTCCTCCGGCCGGGCGATACCGTGATAGTCTCGAAGCTAGACCGTATGTTCCGCGATGCGAGAGATGCCCTAAACGTGATTGCCGACTGGGACACAGCGAACATCAACCTCATCATTAACGGGTACGGTAATGTGATGGACAAGGCCAATCCGAATGGCCGGTTCATGCTTGAGATCATGGCCGTGTTCAGCGGCGAAGAGCGACGCCGTATTCGAGAGCGTGTCACAGCCGGGAAGCGCGCCAAACGCGCAGCCGGAGGATACGCCGGTGGCAAAGTGCCCTTTGGATTTAAGAAGTCGGGTGTGGGCCGGAAGGCCAAACTGCACCCAGAGCCAAATGCGCAGGACGCTATGATTACCATGAAAGCCGCACGCGTTAAAGGTCATAGCTACCGCGATATTGCTATTATCGTAGCAAAGCGTCATGGTATCACGGTCAGCCATCAAACAATCGCACGCGTAATTCGGGGGGATAAGAATGACCAAATCTGAGCCGAACTTCTTCTTAGAGTTTCTAAAGAAGTATAGAGACGATCCAGTTGGTTTCGTTCGTGACATCCTGAGAACCAAGCCAGACCCGTGGCAGATCAAGTTTCTCGAAGCGATTAGTTCCGGGAACCGCAGGATCAGCGTGCGCTCAGGCCACGGTGTGGGCAAATCGACAGCCGCAAGCTGGGCCATGCTGCATTACTTCTTGACGCGCTACCCAGTGAAGGTGGTTGTGACCGCGCCGACATCCGCACAGTTGTTCGATGCGATGTTCGCGGAACTGAAGCGATGGGTGAATGAACTGCCCGATGTCCTTAAAGTCTTGGTCGAAGTGAAGACCGACCGTGTTGAATTGAAAGCCGCACCAAGTGAAGCCTTTATCTCAGCGAGAACGAGCCGCGCAGAAACGCCGGAAGCACTGCAAGGTATCCACGCCGACAACGTATTGCTTGTCGCCGACGAAGCGTCGGGTATTCCAGAGAGTGTCTTCGAAGCCGCGTCCGGTTCTATGTCAGGCCATAACGCGACCACGTTGCTCCTTGGCAACCCCACCCGGAACAGCGGTCTATTCTACGACACGCATAATCGACTTAAAGGCGAGTGGAAAACCTTTCACGTTAGTTGCCTCGACAGCCCGCGAGTATCCGATGCGTTCGTTCGGGAAATGCAGCTACGTTACGGCGAAGATAGCCCGGCCTATCATGTCCGTGTTCTTGGTAACTTCCCGCCGCGTGAAGAAGATACGGTCATCCCCGTCGAGTTGATCGACAGCGCGATGAACCGCGAGATCAAGATCGCCAAGGCGACGCGAAGCGTGTGGGGTCTCGACGTTGCCCGTATGGGTTCCGATGCCTCCGCGCTTGCCAAGCGCCGAGGTCCGGTTGTTGAAGAGATACAGACTTGGAAAGGTCTGGACCTGATGCAGCTTACCGGCGCAGTCGTGGCCGAGTATGAGGCGTTGCCTCCGTCGGAACAACCTGTCGAGATATTAGTTGATAGCATCGGGTTGGGAGCGGGTGTGCTGGATCGTCTGCGCGAACTGGGTATGCCAGCGCGGGGTATTAACGTGGCGGAAAGTCCAGCGATGAAAGGGACTTACGCCAACCTACGCGCCGAATTGTGGTTCAAATGTAAAGCGTGGCTTTCCAATCGTGACGTGAAAATCCCGAAGGATGAGCAGTTGTTCGCCGAGTTGGCGTCACCGCGCTACACCTTTACCTCGTCTGGTAAGATGCAAGTCGAGAGTAAGGAAAGCATGAAGAAGCGTGGGCTTCCATCGCCGGATAAGGCGGACGCATTGTGCCTATGTCTGGCGACCGATGTGTCTACAATTATGCACGGCTATGCGATGGCCAACAAGACGGGTGCGTTGCGCCGGAATATACGCGGTGTTGTTTGACATAAAATAATGACGTGATATATTGAACATGCCCGGTGGGTTTCTCTCTCCCTCTCCTGCCGGGCATCATTGGGCAGACTGGGATGTGCGCGGCTGGACCGGTAATAGCGACTAAACGGAAATAAACTCCACCGTTTTGAACGCCGCCTCCCTCTTTTTTGCTTTTTCCTAAACTTTAGGCTATAGTTATCCACAGGGAGATTGCCCTTGGATTTAAAGACTTGTCCTAAATGCGGCCAAGAAAAGCCGAGTGATAACTTCTATTCGTTCAAACGAACGTGCAAAACTTGCCTACGCGAAGAACAGCGCCGTTATAGAAACTCCCGGCCGAACTATCACCGCGATCATAACCTGAAGCAGCGATACGGGATCGGCATTGACGAGTATCAATCCATCATCGCCAACCAGAATTTTAATTGCCCTATTTGTGAGGTAGAAATATCCCACGCGTTAGAGTATAAGGCGGGGAGATCGGTTGTCGTTGACCATAACCATGACACGGGTGAGGTGCGCGGCATACTTTGTTCGAAGTGTAATTTACTTTTGGGGCACGCACGGGAAAGCACAAACATTCTCTACCGAGCTATTGTGTACTTGAGTGAGCGTGGGGCATATACGCCAAAGAAATAGGTTTGATTGCATGGTCGCAAAGCGTTATCAGAACCCGAAGGGCGGCCTCAACGAAGCGGGGCGTAGTTACTTCAAGAAGACCGAAGGGGCTAATCTGAAGGCTCCGGTTAAATCTGGCGATAACCCACGGAGGGCATCATTCTTAGCACGCATGGGCAACATGCCCGGTCCGGAGCGCGATGAGAAAGGCCGACCAACCCGGCTCTTGCTATCGCTGCAAGCGTGGGGTGCGTCATCTAAAGCAGACGCGAAGTCGAAAGCCAAAGCCATCTCTGCTAGAAACAAGGGGAAGTCAAAATGAAGAAGCTGGACGCTGCGGCAAAGAAGATCGCCAAGGTGATGGGCGAATTTAAGCGCGGTACACTGCACGCTGGTGTCAATCCCAAGGGTCCGGCAAAGGCTCCCTTGGCTAAATCGCGTAAACAAGCTATTGCTATTGCCTTGTCTGAGGCTGGCAAGGCTAAGAAGGGCAAGTAATGGTTGGACTGCTTGGCATGATAGGGGCGGAGGCGGCGTCAAAGCCTGCAAGCCCTGAGTTGTTTGTCGTCGGTAAACCGAAAGGCTTAATTGAAACGGGCAACATTAATGTATTGGCACGGCCGCAAGTTAAATTGCCTGATGGAAAAGTTGCGACAGTACACTCCATGTCCTTTGGAAGAGACGGCCAAGAAATTCTTGTCCCAATGATTAGTCCAGACGGAAAGCTGATGTCTCAAGATGAGGCGATTGCTCTTTACGATAAAACTGGCCAGCATCTCGGCAAGTTTGAAACTCCCGTCGCGGCTACTGAATATGCCGAAAAACTGCATAATCAGCAGAAAAAGTATTACAGGATTAAATAATGCAAACTCAAGCGTTCATGGGGCGCAACCAGCTTCTTCAACGCTTGACCGCTCAGGTTGGAGATGAAGGACTAGCCCGATCTATCCTAATCGACCGGGGCCACATGACGCCAGACGGAAAACTTACTGCGGCGGGACAGGCCCGTAGTATGATGACCGCAGAAGAACGGGCGATTGACCGCGCTGTTAAACGTAGTGGCCGAAACCATTCGGATTATGTATATAACCAAAACACGAACCGCGCCACAGTTAAGGCTCCCGGCCGATCTGGATACAGGAAATAAGAATGGCATATCGCAATAACCGTAAGCCGACCAAGGCCGAGATGGCTAAGAACAAAGGTATGTATCAGGATACCGGTGTTCCCAACGCCAACTCCGAAGACGGCGATAGCGAGGCCATGTCCAAGGAAGTTGAGTTTGAACTTCCCGATGGGACGGAAGTTTCCATCGAAGAGCCTGAGATGGAAGAGGAAACGGTCGAAGAACCGGTATCTGAAGAAGAACTTCAGAACATTATCGTCGCTGAAATTGACGATGCGCAGGAATATATCGACGATGTGATCTCGCCAGAGCGTGCGCTTGCTGGCCAGTACTATAAGGGCGAACCCTTCGGCAACGAAGAAGAGGGCCGGTCACA